TATTCTTAATAGACAAAATATGATACAAATTTCCAGGAGTGTTCATTGAATCAGTTCTTGAACCTGATGCTGAGTATGAATGTCTAGTTTGTGCGGTAATACCTTCAACAGCACCCATCATTGAGGCACCTCTGGTGGTCACAACACCACTTGTAGCACCAGTAATATTAGCAGCAACATATCCAAGTTTCAGTGATGGATTGTCTAAGTGTGGAACTGTATTTCGATTGGTATAATGGTCATGATGGAAAAACATCATATCCCCATTCAGAGGATTCTCAATCGCATATCTCTGTTCACCAGCACCCAACCAACGGAAGTTAATTTGATATACATTTAGTTTGGATGGGTCTAGTGTAATACCAGAGTATCCAGTGCCATCAAGTTTATCTAAGTTAAACTCTTCTTGTGGAGTCCAATATTCTGTCTGTGCTACACCTTGTTGTAAATGAGCACTTGTGAATGTTACTGTAGCAGTACTGGTAACATTGAATGTTCCGTTCTGTGCTCCAAGAGATGTAGAAAGAACACTGAGAGTTGTCTGATCATACTCTGCGATATACAGAGCATTAAAGAGTGCCTGTTGTCTTAATCCTTTAACCAGTTGGGAGATATTAGCAGCAACACTTCCACCAGATAATGTAACAGTAGTGAATGGTATTCCATTAAGAGTAACAGTTACATCACCATTTGCGAGTGCTGTAAAGGTAATTCTATGAATATGTGCTTTACCACCAGTGGCACGAAGAACGCCAAACTTACCGTCAGTATTATATCCAACCTGAATTGCGTTTTCCTGATTAAATAGTCCTACTCTCTGAGTAAATCCTATTGGATTTTCAGAGAATGATGCTGTAAATCTTGATACCACACCTTGACCAGGACGGTATCTTATAAAAGTATTACTTCTAATAACACCATAAGAGTTTGCGTCGGTTCCAGCACTAACCTTAAACATGTTACTCTCATGAGTAGCAATGCCACTATTGGAATAATTAAAGATTTCAAAGGTTGTTGGATCTAATCCATAGATGGCATCTGCCTGAACCTTTGGAGTAAGAGTAACGGCAACAGTTTCTCCGAATGCTGATTCACCACAAGCACTCGGAGAAATTATTTGCCCATACTCATCGCACTGCATGTAGACTTCATGCAGAGTTCTCTCTTGGTCGAGATAATCCTGTATATTCTTACGCCACTGTGCCATAACTTACAACCACTCTAGTTTACCTGGATGATATCTCTTAGTATCCGATACTTGAATATTTGCTTTCTGCGTTGCTGGATAAATCTGATGAACGATTGCCCCAGGATACTCTATTTGTAATCTTTCTGCAATGTCAATCTTAGATGGCATTCCGGTGGAAACTAATTCCATTCTGTAGATACTTCCTTCCCAAACAAAATCAGCAACATAATCTTCCCCGACTTGTTGAGGTTCTGGTTCTGAACTATTGATGTAGAGATTTCCATTAAAATCTCCAGCAATATTTACTGCTTCAGAAAGAAATTGCTGATAGGATTTCATTTCTTATTTACTCTCTTTGCCCTGTACTTATTTATGAAGTTCCTTATTCCTTCAGTGCCTGCCATCTTGGCAACATATTCTCTATGAGCATCTGTTCCGACTAACCTTTGGTCTGCAGGAACTCCAGATACCTCAGTCCATTCAACTACATCATGAACCCATGGTTTGAACATTTCATCATTTTCAGTCACACAAATGAGATAGTTAGTTCCCCTACGAATGATTTTACCAACCATTCCGTTTGCAATACTTTTTACCCAATCACCTTCTAAAAATACTTCTTTGGCAATATATCTTTCTCTCAGTTCCTTTATTTGCTCTTCGGTTCTTAGAGGATTATTTGGTCTGTGATCAGAAGCAACATCATTAGGAAACCGATTACCTCTAATCTGTTTTGGATCTTTTTTTCCAATTTGTTGACTCTGATTATAAAATTTTAAATTGCCATCAACCGATTTTGCTACAAATTCCCCAGTATGTCTTCCAACATACCCACCTGTTCTTTTATCATACTTTAATCCCAATCGTTTTGCATGAAATCCAGCAAGTGATTTTTTTGCCTCTGTTTGGAAATTTGAAAAACTTTTCATTTTATGTTTTTAACAATAACTTAGTATTAATTGAAAGAACTACTGGCAACTCATCCTCATCTATTTTATAAAAATTACTGAGGATTCTACCATCACCACCTTTATATTGTCTTATCATATTAAGATGATAATTCCATCCCCAAAAACTATTTGCTCCTATTTGGGTTATCCTAGTAACAGGGTGCATATCATAAATTAACTTTGGAGTTTTTGCTCGATAAATGAATGTAAAAATATCTCCTGGTTGAGGATATCCATACGTTCTTTCATCCAGTATCTCAATTAATTTATACATGTTTTGCTGAGGTGTTTCAAGAAAAGAGTTTTCACTTAACTCGATTAACCTTTCCATTATATTTGCCGGTCTCGGATTATCCTCAACCGATTCAATTTCACCAACAAAATCATTTACCGAAGTTTTAACTTCAGTTGTTCTTCGATCACCAACATTGTACGATACATTTGTATCATCCCAAGAAGTTTCCTGTGCAACTCGATTTATCTTATCTAATCTTCCAATTTCTTTCAAAAAAGAAGATCGGCTTCTATTATATCGAGGCATAGCAATAAAAAACCCCTTCTATTATTTAGAAGGGGCAGTACTTATATTCTCATTTGTCTAACGTTTTAGATTGATTTTCTTTTACAACTTTCCAATAATCTTTCACTGCTTTAATAACTTCTTTAGTTTCTTCCCATTCCCAAGTATCTCCAGACTTGGTTACAAATTGACGAGTGCTCATACATCTCCCTCCTTACGATTTTCAGAATAGTGGACATCAAATTCTCCACCAGGATAACGTGCTTTGAGTTTGTCAACGTTCATTTCCATGAGTTCATCGAAACCAGTGTCGAGTGCCATACATGCTTGGGCAACATACCAAAGAATATCACCTAACTCACGTTTCATATGAAAGATATTCTCTTCATTATATGGTTTACCTTGGAAAGTGATTTTCTTCACTACCTCAGTAAACTCACCAGATTCAGCACAGAGTCCAGCAGCGGCGGTTAGAAGTTTAGGAACATTTGCCCCGTCAACTTCAAGTTGAGTCATTCTCTTAAGAAGAGATGCAAAGTCAGTGCTTTCTGCACTTGTTACTTCACTTACAAACTCAATGTATCGTTCTGGATCAACAGATCTCATTTCTTGTGTCATAGTATATTTTACACTTTGATCTGGTTGCTCTTCTTTTGTAATAACAATTTGAGGTCGCTCACTTTGAAATCCCTGGGGCCTTTGTGGTTCTGGGGCACGTCCACCTTGTTGAATTGCTGCAGTATTCATTGGCATAATTTTACTCCGGTTTAAACTCCTTTAGTTCACTTGGTTTTAGTTTCTTTTTAACTGATTCCATAGGTTGTCTTCCCCTAAGATTATAAGGGTCAATACCTTCTGGGATTGGATCATCCCACTTCCCACCAAGATCAACTATTTCATTGGTGGGAAGTGCTGGTGGAGGTGTAACATCAACTACTTGTCCCATAAGATGATTATTGCTCTTTACATAAGTAAGTTTTTCTGGATTCATTGAAACAATCATCATGGCATCACATTCCCATCCACAATCACATTTCTTTTCTCCGGTTGCTTTATAGATGACAGAATACCACTCTTGCTCAACATACCTATTCAAAATCAAATCCTCCAAACTTTTCTTTCATTTTAGATGTTGTCTTCTCCCCAAAATTAAACTCCACATCAAGATTCTGCCCAGAATCAGAAAGTCCTACTTGTGCAGACTCCTCCAAATCATACAACCTCATCTTGGATCTGTCAACCCCCACACAGAAGGTTCTATAGTAATTCAAATCACCATCACGATTCTTAAGTTGTTTTACTTTTATCTGTCCAAGTTCTTCCAGTTGTTCACTGCTAATAAGGGCAAACATAGTATCAGCAGTAGCAGGGAGTCCAAAGGACTCACTAGTGTCAGTAAGGTCAGGGTCAGAGCTAATAGAACCACTCCGAGTAGTTTGAGTGGCTGAAACGAAAGGTACATTGAATTCTGCGGCGAGCCCTCTAATTTCTTCAGCAATTCCTTTGATATAAGTATAAGTATTAACGTTACTTCCTGCCCTATACCGAGAGGAAGCACAAATGTTAAGGTAATCAACGAAGACAATATCAGGATAAAATGATTTTTTAAGCGCCAAATCATTAAGAAGATTTCTAAAATGACCTGCATGAGCAGATGCAGTAGGATATTCCTTAATTATAAGTTTTCCATTAGTTTTTTGTTGTAAACTATTAACTTTGTTTTGAAACTTTGACTTAGGGAGTTTTTTAAGTTCTTTAATGTCAACATTCATTAAATTTGCGTCAATTCTCTGAGCAATCTTTTTCTCTGCCATTTCCATTGTAATGTAGAGTACGTTCCTCCCTGAGAGCAAGACGGAGCTAGCCACACAGCACATGAATAGAGACTTGCCGACGCCAGTACCAGCAAGCGCGATATTAAGAGTTTTACGAGCAAACCCCCCGTCATAAATTTTGTCAAGAAGTTCAATGCCAGTAGAAATCCTCTCCTCTTTAGTATTGTAAAATTCATATCTTTCTTCAGTGTCTTCTAAGTAATCGTGTCCAATACTGCTGTCAAAACTAACTGCTAATGCATCTTGTATCTTGGTTGGAATTAGTCCTCTATCTTTATTAGATTCGTAAAGATTAACTGCCTCCATAATCGAATTAAAAAGAGCACGGTCTTTACACCACTGCTCCGTAGTATTAATTAACCATCCAAATTCAACATCAACTTCTTCAAAAGAGTTGATAAGATGAATGATGGTCTTAAATTCATCTTCATTTAAATCACCACGGTTTTCAGTTTCAATAGAAAGTATTTCTTTTGTTGGTTGTTTACTATATTCATCAACAAATTTTTTAATAATTAAAAACAATACTTTTTGATCCTTGTCCTGAAAATATTCTTCATGAATAAAAGGAAGAACTTTTTTTAAGTAATCTTCATTAAATATAAGGTTCCTGAGAATCAGGTATTCAATCTTTTCCATCAATAATAATGCAAGTAGGTTGACAAGATGTATTTTTTACCTGTTCTTACAGGTGTCCCTTTATGGGGATACTGCCAAGTAGGTGGAAATATAATTACTGATCCTGTTTTAGGAGTAACTATCAAATCGTGATCCGGAAAAATAGTTAGTCCTCCAGTAAAGTCATCATTTAAATAATAGAGAAACGCAAGCATTCTAACAGACGAATCTTGATCCGTCACATCAACATGAAGGTCGAATCGATCTCTCCTTGCAGAATCATAGCACTTTATACGAAATTCTTCAAGACATATATCTTCCGGAAAAAATGCAGTAAACTTCTCAAACTTTTCCTCATACTGTTCCAGATGACTAACGACGCTTGCAGATATAGGATCAACCAAATCTGGAAGATGTTGACTAATATTTAATTGAGTAAAGTTGGGAGCACCACCTTGCTCTATTCTTTCTTTCCCAGGATTATTTCCAAATAAATTTATTATCTGCTGGCAAGAATGCTGAGAAAAAGCATCATCTATCTGTAAAATAAAATCTTTACTGTCCATATTTAAATTCACCTTGAGCAATCACATCGAGTTTTTCCATTACCTCGGAAGTAAAATACTTCTCAGGTTCTTTGTAAATTGCCTTGGCGTATACTTTTTTGCCATCTATTTCATAACGTCCAGCAATGTTTTTCCATAAACCTCCAAGTTCACCGAGTTCAAGAAGACCATAATATCGATCAAGACCACGCTCATCGTAATACAGACGAACTTCAACATCTTTATTTTCCTTACTCAAACGCGACTTAGCAGTCTTTGCTTTGATAACATTTCCAATGACTTCTGTTCCATCTTTTTCTTTTTTCTTGCTGAGATGAATGATAGTAGAACTGGCGTACTTGAGACCAGAACCACCACCCATTTCTTTTGTAGGAACATAAGCACCGATAACGTCATAAGTGTGATTGGTTACGATCATGGGGATTTTTGCTTGTCCCAACTTCAAAGTAAGCATTCTGAAAGCACCCTTGACCAGTTGCGATTTGGTCATGTCACGGACTTGTTTGTCGTTGAGTGCGTCAGTGATCTCCTTCTCAGTTGAGAGCATTCCTAAAGAGTCTAAGACCATTATGCAAGGATTGCGTTCTCCTTCAGGTTTTTTTAAGTACATGTCAACCATCTTGAGTGCCTTGCCACGGAACTCCTCAATAGTCACCACGGGAACAACAACAGTTCGATTTAAATCAACTCCACGACTCTCTAAAAGTGACTTGTTGATAGCTGCCTCAGAATCAAAATAGAGACAATACCCATCGGGATTGGTATCGAGAAAATTCTTAACAACGGCGAGACTGAAGAAAGTCTTTCCAGTAGAAGACTCTCCAGCAATAGCAGTAATCTTATTCCCAGATACACCGCCAAATAGACTGCCTGAAACCAGTGCATTAAAAATGTATGAACCTGTATCAACAAATGTTTCAGTTTCATCAATCTCAGCAGCTAACTTAGTGTGCTCATCACCAACTTCTTTAATAATATCTTTAAGAAAATCCATAATTACTCCTTGTTTAACACGTTCATTTTATAAGACCATATTTTTGACCATAGACTCCAATGATCTCCTTTATGTTTCTCAAGTAACTTAAGAATAATATCAAATTCTTGTTTGTCTATGGGTAATTCTATCATGCAAAAAAATCCATCAGTGACGCAGTTTTTTCAGATTCCCATCCAATTGCATTTAAAATAATCTTGAGAGGATCAAGAAATCCTTTAGTAAATTGAATGTCATAATCAACGTAATTATTCAACCCAAGTTCTTTAGGAAAATCTTGAATAAATGTAATTACATTCTCATGTATAGGGTTTGGCATTTTCAAATAGCAATACTTGACTTTTTCCCCATTTTGAATCAGTGAGTATTTATGAGTCAGATTGTTCTCTTTAATATGGTGGTTGAAGAGAAGTGCTCCTCTGACATGAATAGGACATCCTTTTCCAGTTCCTTTAAGATAAATGGTGGATGATGATCTCCATTTTACCACATCTGAGATAGATCTGGGGAAAGAAACTTCTTCGACTGAACATTGATTAAATCGTTCACGACATTTTTCAATATATTCGATCACTTCATCGTTTGTTCCTTCCAACAAAATCTTATAAGCACTTTTCAACATTTCACGACAAACACCTGGAGTTGATGACTTGACAGATTCCATGCCCTTAACCTTCAACTTATATCCACTATTGAGATAACTAGTGCCTTCACTATTCCAAACACTAAGAATATATCTTTTCTTTGCAGTCCAGATTCCACGTTCAGCAATACACTCTCGTTTCATGACCATCTTCTGATCATAGGCATTTACGTAATCTGCCAACTCAGTATAAGATTTTTCAATGTAATCTTCAAACTGTGTTTTACATGCTTTATCAATAAAGTTGACGATCTTTTCGGTATTTTTCTCTTTACCTTTAAAAACTTTATCAACCAAAGGACCTAATGTAATATAAAGGGAGTCAGTGTCAGAAGCAATCACATAATCAGTATCTCCAGTTTTTAGAATTTGATTCAGATATTGATTGACTGCGTTCATAATCCACTGAATAGAAACCTTTCCAGAAAGAGTAACTGCTTCGGCATTTTCAATCTTGTAATATCTAAAATACTGATTTCCAACAGCACCATAAGCAGAGTTCAGTTGAATCTTACGTGCCATCTGGAAGTTATTCCACTTAGCAATCTCTTTCAATAACTCGGGATTTTTGGTATTAACATATTCTTGCTCGACCTGGAGCATTTTTTTCTTATACCCCTTCCTCTCTTGGTATATCTTTTCCATCAATTCAGGAAGGAATCCATGAATATCCTTGCGGAACATAGCACCATTAGCACACACAGCATAATCTGAATATTCGCTAAGGTCCAAACTTTTATTCAAAACCTTATTAACATTTATCGTTGGATGCCTCTCATCCAGAAGAGTTTCTGGCGAGATATTGTATTGCATAATGAGGTGAGGGTATAGGGAGTTGAGGTCAAAAGACACCACCCAGTCATAAGATCCCGGAATAGGTTCTTTAACATAAGCACCCTCATACTTTTCATCCTTTTCTTCTTTCTTATTTGGTGGAATAACAATGTTCTTTTTCTTCAGAAAGTTGTATATAATAGCATCCCACATGCGAACTTGATAGAAAACATCTTCAAAGTTTACCTTTGCATCAAATGACATCTTCAAAACAAGTTCGATAAGTTTCATTTTTTCTTCCAATCTGTCAACAAGTTCTACGTCAATAATGTTATATTCGACGAACTTTTGCCATCCATTGGTATAGAAATCTTTAAATGTATCAAACTCGGAGGGATCAAGTTTTTTCTGACCAAGTTCAACACTTGCAATATAATCTAGTCGATAAGATTCTTGTGCCTTATAAGTAAACTTTTTATACATGGCGAGATAGTCAAGTTGAGATAACCCACCAAGATCATATTTGACTTGTGTTTTATTAAAAATCTCAACTTCTTCTCTGGTTACTAATCCCCAAGGAGAAAAACTTTTTGCTCTCTTTTCTCCCAGAACTCTTTGAAGACGACCACAAATGTATGGAACATCGAAAAACTCAATGTTCCAACCAGTAACAATATCAGGAATATTATTTTCCCAATAAACTAGAAATTTATTAAGAAGATCTTGTTCGGATTTACATTGAATATATTGAACATTATCTTGCTTATTATCAAATGGATGAACTCCCCACGTTATAATCTGCTTTGTATTATAATCCTGAATTGTAATCAGAAGAATTTCTTCGATACATTCTTTAGGATCTGGAAATCCTTGCTCTGTTGTGGTTTCAATATCAATCGTATAAACTTTGATTTTACTAATATCAAATTTTATTTCATCTTCTGGATATTTGTCAGAGATGTATTGATAGATAAATTTTTCCTGCCCATAGATAGGAAAATTATGAACACCTTTATACTCATTAAGAAAGTCCCGTGATTCTTTCACGGAACCGGGTTGAACTGCTTTAACATACTCCCCCTCAAGAGTTTTATACTCAGTTTCTTTATTAGATTTTACAAATAAAGTTGGAGAATATTCTTCTTTAAACTTAACGCTTTCACCATTTTCATAACCACGGACCAGGAAACGATTCCCGATCATTTTCACGTTAGTGTAAAACCTCATTTGATAAGTTCTTCGGCGTATTTTTCTAGGAGTGTTGCTCTGGGTTTAAACATTGTCACAATCTGGTCTGAATGAATTTCAAACCAGTTGTGACCTGGTGGTGCATAATCTTGCATCCAAGGTCCATCAATATTTGCACTGGACTGGTTCATTAAGCAAGGATTGGTGAGTTTACAATCTCTCTCACCAATATCAGCACCAGGAATCTCTTCAATTTCTGTAATCAACAACTGACCATTAGTCAGCAGAACCATCATTATCAAATTCGGTTGCTTCTTTTCTTCCTTCATTGTTCAATACCTGCGTTTCATACATTTCTTTAAGACTTGCCGATGGATTTACCCTAGTTATAGTATCGGAAACAAACACTTCTACTTGTAGATCATCAGTTAATGCTGGCCAAGGATAGAGAGAAACACTCATTTGATTTTCCTTTGGTTCTTCCTGAGGTTCCGTAACGCGAAATTCCCCATTAATAATGACCTGACACGGTTTATTAAGTTGATACTTAACGAGTTCATCATTTTCCTTGCTGAACATTCCATTAACATCAGATATAATCTGTTCTCCAGATTTTAGCAAAACAACTTGTACAGTCATGTTCTTTAAATACCTCTGTTCATTTTAACAAAAAAATGGAGGGGTGTCAACTGGATTTTGCCAGTTCCCCTCCGTGTGCGCCGACGATAGTCGTCGGGGGTAGCCCACTATATTTAGAGCCAGTCCACTCTCTTATGTGTTTCGGGAACAATTCTACCAAGAACAATACTCAATAACCCATCCTCAAATTCAACTGATCTAACTTCCGTATCATCTGAGATTGTCCAAGATCTGGTGAAAGATCGTTGAGCCAATCCTTTGTGGACGTAGGTGGATTCTGTTTCTTTATCTTCTTTTTGTCCTTCCACAAAGAGTTTTCCGTCTTGCGTGTATACAAAGACTTCTGCTTTCTTAAACCCTGCGAGAGCGATTTCGAGTTTCGATTCAACATTGCTTAACTGAACTAAGTTATAAGGTGGATAATTGGATGTAGACTCATGGAGACTACGGAATTTGTCAAACCAATAATCATCATAACCAAGTCCATACTTTTGAATTTTATCAAAGAGTGCTGGAAGATCGGACGTGTTTAAACGCCAGGTAGTGAGGTTACTCATATGTACTTCTCCTTTTGAAGCGAGATTTGATTGTGTGGATCCTTTCGGCATCCACTACTAATTATAATACTTTCATAAAAAAGGGGGGTGTTGAAACCCCCCAAAATATTGTAGTAATAACCTAACTCATTCAGCAACAAGTCTTTTCTTAACACCGATATTATATTTTTGCTCAAGAATCCACTCATTTTTTTCTTTATATGCAATAACCTTGATTTGATTCAATGGGGCAATATCCATAATCTTATCCTCACTGACTACTTCTACAAGACCCCAATCAGAAAGAAGACGAATGATGCGATTTCTACGTTGAACATCGTTCACTGTAAGATTTGCATGTTTACCATCAAGAGCAAAGCAAACAGTTCCTTAAAATGAGTGATGTAATATCTTCCTTGTTTGTGAAGAATGTGAGCACTTTGGTATAACTTCTTTTCTTTTCTTGATGCTACACCAATTCTTGTAAGGGTTTCTCTTACTTTTAAGAAATCGTCTGGTTCCCTAAGGGTAACTTCTACCATCATATCGGGAGACCAATTTACTTGAGGTTCAATAGTTTGGTTTGTCATTTATTTCTAAGGATCTTTAAAGCCTGGGATGCTTTTTCATTACTATAACCATAGTATTTCTTAACACATTCCAAATCTTTTACACTATCCTTACGGAGCCAGGGAGAGAATCTCTTCTTTTTCCTCAAGGTATTTATAAGAAATGAATATTGAAGATCCTTGTCTAGATGAGGATGCTTATTCATTTCATTGGCAAATAAGATGCAATCTAAATGCCCAGAGAGGCATCTATTGATAATATATGGTGGGTATTCGCTTTTAAGAGATGGATCTTCGTCTATGAGATTTTTTTTAGTATCATTAATTGAATTCAACCAATCTTTAAGTTCAATCATAATTAAAAAGTAATAGTTCTTTGCGTTCTTTCTGCTCTCTCATATATTCACCAACAGACCTCATAGTATAAGTAAGGTCATACTCGGCAGCATTCCAATCAGTAAACCTATCTTTGATTAGTTGCGACGAATTGTAAGATATAAGTTGATGACCGACAAAACGATCACAATCGCTAGCAAAGGTGTCGTGGTCGAATCCTTTGTGCATAGATCCTCTCCGACCATAAAGATTACTTCCGATCTCGTAGGGGGGATCAAGGTAGGTAAAGCACTCTTTGTCATCAGTAAGGAGTTGTT